TGGTGTCAAGGTAAAGGTTCGCAAATCCCCGCTCTCGGTTAAGCGTTGCGGTGTCAGCGAGGTCGTCGAATAGACCGCCTACACGGGATGCGGTGTTCGCCCCGGCAGCGGTTTCGTTGGTGATGGTCGCAGAACTCGCTTGGAGTTGGCTTCGTGTTTGTACGCTCATTATGCGAAAGTTGAGTCAAAGGTTGAATCGAATACCCTCACGCTGGATGCGAGATAGGTGTTGTAAGTGATTGAATTGGCGTAGGTGTTGAAGCCTATCGTTGCGGTTTGTATAAATGCCAAGCCCGTTTCAACGACCGCCAAAGCAGCGGCAACCGTGCTATTGGTATCGTACACCTCATACTTATAGGAACCCGTTTCAAGCGACCCCACGGCAATCGAAAATTGGTCATAGCGGTTGGTATAGTTGGAAAGGTTGGCAGATTTCAGCAGGGTGAAATCGGTGGTAGTGTTCTTGGCAATGCTCGTGAGTCGCAAGATGTAGCGGTCGCCCGTGCTGGAACGCTCGGTCCAAGTAACCGTTATCGTATTGGTCGTGTCAGGGTTCAGGTAAAGCATCTGCTTGTAAATGTGCGATGCCCCCGAATTTCACAATTTGCGCCCAATCTGCCTGTAAAGTTCGGCCCGCTTCTTGGCGGTTTCTGATACGTTGAACTGCTTTTTGATGTCCCGTGTGAGGTTGTCAGCCAAGCCCTTACGCAGGTCGGGGTCAAGGATCAACTGCTTGATGTACTTGTACCAGTCCTTGGGCTTGTTGTAAGGAACGAGAAACCCGTTCTCTCCGTGCTTGATGACATCGGTGTAGGGGATTGTTTCGGATGCGATGATGGCCTTGTTCATCCAACCCGCTTCCACCACCTTCAATTCGGACTTGAGTTTGTTGAACTTGGTGTCCCTCAAAGGTGCAAGGGTAACGTTTACGAAGTTGTAGCCACCGACGTAAGAATAGATGTCAGCAGCCTGAATGCGTCCGTAGTTCGGGTTGTTCCCTTGGTCGCTGATTATTTTTTCATACCCCTCGTAAACGGGGTTGTTGTCGTTCCAGCCTCCAAGATAGAGGCGGTATTTGCCATCCAAGTTTGCGTCCCAGCGTAACTTCTGCATCCCCTCACGGAGCAGTTCCATGTCCTCGCCATGCTGCGCACCACCGAACCAACCGAACTTGACGAGGTGCTTGTCGGGTTCTTCCTCCGGGTTGGGGATGAATTGTTGGTAGGCTTCGTATGGCTCATTCTGCAAGATGCTCACATTGGCGTTTAAAGGCCGTATACGGGACGCAAGATGCTCGGTGGTACAAGTTACCCAGTCAGCCAATTTGATGTGCTTACGGATGACCTCTGCAAGTTTGGTTTCGTGATAGTGCCTGTACATGATGTGGCCGCTCTCAAGAACCCAATAATCGTCCAAGTCAAGGATGACTTTGGCCCCGAATTGGGTGAGGGCTTTGTAGACATTCTCCACCTGCTCCATGGTTCCCTGACACCACAAACGGCTGAACAGGAACAGGTCTATTGAACGAAGCCCCTCGTCGCTAATGGTCGTAATATTCTCAACGCAGACGTAATCGAACTCCGGGTAGTTGTCGCCAAGGTAAGCGTTCGGCATTTCTAACCGATAGAAACTGCACCCGGTTGGATGGGCGTTGTAAACAATGCAAATCTTCATGGCCGTAAAAATAAGAAGGGCAGCCATTGCTGACTGCCCTCCCAAACCTCAGTGATGAAAACCTAAGTCAAAGATACTACGAACCGAGTATCTGTGCAGACGATGGTGTAAAGACTGTTGATGCGATTAGGAACATCGGGTCAGGCTCCATTCCGGAAAGCGTTATTTCGTAGCCGTTTCGGTCGCCAAAGGCAGTACCACTTCCAGCGGTTCCAGCGGTTGCCTCAAGGCCATTTATAGCACCCAGCAACCAGTAACGACTGTTGTTGTCTTGGACGATGACGATGACTTTACTACGAGCGAGCAAACGGAGTTCATTGCGTACTGCGACTTGCAGTTTGTTGATTGTGAAGGTTACCTCCGGTGAGTAGAAGATTGTGCCATTCTCCATACTTGCATTCAGCGTTTCCGTCATCGACGAAGTTGCCTTGGTCAAGTCATACTCGAAGAACCCACCTGAAGCGTAACCCGTGAACCCCGTAACCGCACCCGAAAGGTTAGTGTTGCAGGACCCGGTAGAAATCCAGTTTTGGACGTAAATTGCTTTGATGCCACCGACTGAATCACGGCAGCCGAGTGTGTAACCAGTTGTTAGTGCGCAGGACATATGTGTATTTGGGGTTTAAGTTTCAAGGAACAAAAAGCAGGGGGAGGTTTCCCTCCCCCCTACACATTAGGCCAAGCGGAAGTCTACAACGAATTCTGGATACGCTAGTTGCGTTGAGGCTTTGAAACTGGCCTGAAAACGTACCTCGTCTTGGTCTTTGGAATGCCAGATGGAAAACTGCTCTTCGTCGCTCAAAAGGTCGGTTCCGTAAAAGAAATTGCCGAGGTACGAAGAAACGATGCGGTTGGTGTTGGTCAATCCGGGAACGGCAATAACCTTGACGTTTGTACCGGGGTAGATGAACTCACCATCGGCAAGACCAGCCAAGTCAACTTGGTTGTACAATACACCAGTCTTGTCCTTCAAGGCTCCGAGCAAGGTGCGGAAGTTGTTCCAACCGCAGAAGATAACGAGGTCAGTCTTCGTCAGGATAGCCTGTGGGATGTCGTTGTAAACTTTGTCGAAGATGCTGATGACATTGTTTGCGGTGATTCCAACGGAAGCAGAAACAGGAGTCCAAGTTGTGCTGGAAGCGTTTGCCAAGACGGTAGAACCTGAAGCAGCGTTCAAGAGTTGGTTAACTCCTGAAAAGTAAGCGTTGCCCTGCCAAATTGCGTTCTCCAAAGCCTCTGCGATGCGGAGAGCCTTTTGTTCAGCGAAGGCTTGCTCGAATGGAACACTATCGTAAGAAGAACCAGCGGTCAACTGGGTCTGCATCCAGTATTGTTCCAAGGCACGAGGACACAAGGTTTCTTGAACCTTCATGCGTCCAACGGTCAAAACACGCTGACTAAAGGCAGTCGTGCCGGAAGATGTGAAACCACAAACGTCGCCACCCTGCAACACCGCATCGGTGTCCATAAGGTTCAACGCAGCAGCGTACTTGATGCCTACTTGTTTGGTAAACAAGGCAGCAGAGCGAGCGGAGAATACCGCCTTAGTGATAAGGGGTAATCTTTGTTGGTCGGTGTAGGCAGTTAGATTGCCAAAGGAATAAGCCATTTTATTGGGGGTTTAGGGGTTTAGTTTTTGGATTTAAGGGATTGGAGTGCTTGTGCGAGTGCATTGAAGTTCTGCGAGGCTTGGGCCTTGCGTTGCTCAACGATTGCGGAACCGCTTGCCTTGGGGGCTTCGGCTGGGAGTTCGCTGACCTTCTCGACGATGTCGGCCATGGTTTCAACCTGCGATGCGAAGGCAGACATTTTCTCCTTCATTTTGCCCATCTCGGCATAGGCGGCTTTGAGTTCTTCCATGATAGCGGAAAGATGCTTGGCGACGATGGCCTCAACCATATCAGGAGTCATAGCGATTGGGGCTTCGGGCATTTCGGGGGCTTCGGGTTCTTCGGGAGCCACTTCAATCTCAACCTCTTGGGCAGCGACTGGTACTTCGGCAGCGATGACCTCAACGATTTTGCCTCCTTCGGTCTTGATAGTTCCAACGCCTTCGACAACATGCTCGCCATCGGGGGCAGGTAGAGTGCCGTCCTCGGCAACGACATAAACGGCAGTACCTGCAACGAGGTCCCCGTCAACACGGACAACCGTGCCATCGGTCAACTTGTAGTCGGCAAAGGACTGCTTTTGGGTGCTGAATTTGCGGAGTTCAGTCCGCAGGGATTCGATTGCGTTTTTCAGGTTCATAGTTAGTGGGATTTGTAGTTAGGGGTTAGATGTTGCAAAAAAGCGGTTAATTCGTCAGCAAGGCCAGCGAGTGCGACCTCCAGTTCGGATTCGGTCTTGTCCATTCCGAACAGCCCCTCAACGGAGAAACCTCGGAATAAGTTGCGGTTTTCCCAAACTTCGTCATTCTCGACCTTGAAGGAACCGAACCAAGAGCCATCAGGAGTGTCCTCGTATCCTTTCGGTGGCATGATGCCACGCTCGGAGTCGGTGATGAAGGACTCGAACATAAACACGCCATCCAGTTCAGCGTTGTGGTAGGCGTTCACGTTGTGCTGGTTGCCTTGCTTGAAGTACTTCTGCACGATTTTGCGGATGGTGGCTTTGTCAAAGACGACGTAGTACTCGCCATAGGTTTCGTCCTTTCGAAAGATGGGAGTGTCTGCAAGCATTAGCGGCCCGGTCAGCACTCTCCGTTCGCCTGTTTCGGTGAAGCGTTGTGGTGTCTTTGCAAAGGCTTGGAATGGTCGCTCAATGGCTGGCATATCGGTCAGGGCCACGAATTGGACCCCTTCATCCACCTCGTCCACGGTCATTCGGTATATGGGTAGTTCCATGCAGGTAAATGTCCTAAGCCCCTAAAGTTGCAAATTCCTCCAACCTCCGAACCCTGCGAGTGCTTTGGGTGATGTCCCTCTCCACGACATAGGCTCGCATCGGCTGCATTCCTTGTCCTTGTCCCATTGCAGCACCATCCGTTCCAAGCATGGTCGTTTGTGGGTTCGCAAAGATGGGAGGAGGTGCAACCTCTCCGCCTTCACCACCCCCGGCAGTCAGCGCACCACCGCCTCCACTTGCCGAACTGCCTTGGAATTGGGTCTTAC